AAAAACACTCTAATTTACTAGGGAAACCAACGTATCAGTTCACTAAAGATCAACTAAGTCTATGTAGTTACTCCTCTATGTATGATAATGTGCATGAAAGTTCTGAATCTCCTCATGAAAAAGTAATTGAGGACGACGATTGCTTAGATGGTTGGTTTATAGCACAGAGAAGAAAATATGAAAAAGATAAGAAGCAGCGGGAAATTGATGACATGATAAGTAATCCAAAAATAGCCAATTCTCAGGAAGTCTTTGTAATGGCTGGAGACGGTAAAGAAGCCGAAGACATATATGGGTTAAATAATCCAGTGGTTCAATCAACAATTAAGAATCGGCAAAATGTAATAAATGATGCTGACGGAGAACAGGTTAGCTTTACAAAGTTTCACGATGTGCGTCAAGATATAGCTATGCAGTCACATCAGGCAGCGATAAGCAAAATTAAAGGAGGAAGGTAATGGCTGAGGAATATAGTAACTTTTTAAAACAGTCGTTAGATTTGAAGTCGGCTAGAGAAGAGAGAAACAAAGATATCTCTAGAGATAAGCTTTTTAAAGCCGCCAAGAAGAAGATACAGACAACTATGATTGGCTCTCTTTCAACATTAGAAAGTAGCTTTGGTTTTTTGTGGGGTTTTGATATTGCAGAAGAAGATAAAACTCCAGAGCAAAAGAAAATATATGAAATATACGAAGAAGCTAGAGCGCAAATTTTAGATAGGGGGAATACTCAGATAAGGAACTTAGAGGCGGAATTTGTTAATTATGATATAGTTCGCAAAAAGCATTACATTACACTACCAGTTCATACAGGAGATAAAGATGGTGGATAAAAAAGACGAAAAAAAGGAAAGAATCATCGAAGGGCTTGATAACGAGGGGAATACCGTTAAGACTCTTCTCCGTCAACCAACAGCTCAAGACTATCGAGATTCTCAGGTTCAATACAACGAAACCTTTAGACAAGCTTTAGATTCTGGGGCGTTGCTCAGACAAAAGCTTACCGACCATATGCGAGAGCAGGGTATTTGGGATGAAGAAAAACAAAAAGAGAATGATGATTTTATCCAAAAAATCTCAGACAGAGAAGAGGCTCTTAAAGGGGGTGGTATCCGTCTTACCGATGCCAAGGAGGTTGCTCTTGAGCTGCGTACCTTGAGAATGGAGTTTAGAGAGCTTCTGTCTGAAAAGAACGCAATGGATGCTAATTCCGCAGAAGGTCAGGCTGATAATGCTAGATTTTCCGAACTTATTCGGTTATGCCTTTTAGATCCTGCTACAAAAACTCCACGCTTTCCCGATCAGAAAGCTTATGATACTCAGGCTGATGAGCCTTGGGTTGTCGAGGCTGCCAGTGAGCTTGCTGGTATGATTTATGGTCTTGATCCTAATTATGACAAAAACTTAGAAGAGAATAAGTTTCTCAAAGAGTTTAAATTTGTTGATGAGGATTTGAGATTCGTTAATAACGAGGGCCATTTGGTAGATATGGATGGTAGGCTTATTAATGAAGATGGTAGATTTATTGCTTACCGTACAGAAGAGGGTAAGAAAAACAAAAACTCTGAAGAAGTTTACTTTGTTAATCGAGAAGGTGAAGAAGTTGTTTTAGTAGTGGATGATGATGGAGAGGAGGAATGGGTTAAAATATCGCTCAAAGAAAGAAAACCTTTCTTGGATGATGATGATAAGCCTATCGAATCCCCGGTAAATGCAGAAAAAGCTGCCGAGGAGGAAAAAACTTCAGAAAAACCCAAGGCTACTAAACAAAGAAAGACAACTAAAACCACAAAATAGCTCAATATGTGTATTTTGATGTGTGGAAAGTTTCTGGGGGAAGGGTTTTTAAAACAATTCCCCCTTTATCTTTATAGGGTGGAGAAAAGATGGCAGGTTTTAATTTAACCGCTCAATTACAACTACAGGCGCCTAAGAATACATCTAAAGTTGTTGGAGACATAAGAAAGCAGCTTTCGGGCATTACGGCCAATATTAAGGTAAAGGCGGATGTGCGAACTTTAGCTCAAGCCAACAAACATATGCAGAGTATTGGTAAATCTGCTGCTACATCATCTAAGGCTGTTGGTAGTTTAAATCGAAACCTTACTGAGGCTGCTCGTAGGTTTAGTGTTATTACCGTAGCTACTGGTACTATGTTGAGTCTTGCTCGTGCAATCAAAAACTCTGTGGGTGAGGCTATTGCTTTTGAGAGAGAGTTGGTAAAAATTTCTCAGGTCACTGGTAAGACCGTACAGAACTTACAAGGCTTAACTCAGGAAGTTACAAAACTCTCTACGGCGTGGGGAGCCTCATCTAAAGAACTTCTTAACGTGTCAAGAGTTTTGGCTCAGGCTGGATTTTCTGCCGAGAAAACGAGACAAGCTCTGGACATTTTGGCTAAGACAAGTCTTGGGGCTACATTTGACAGTCTTGCAGATACTACCGAAGGTGCAATTGCTGTACTTAGACAGTTTAGAAATGAAGCCAAAGCCGCCGGTGGAGATATTAAATTTCTTGAGCAAACAATGGATGCAATCAACTCCGTGTCTAAAAGTTTTGCTGTTGAATCAGGTGACTTAATTACTGTAATTCGTCGTGTTGGTGGTGTGTTTGAATCTGCTGGAGGTAGCGTTAATGAATTGATAGCGCTATTTACTTCTGTGCGTGCCACTACTCGTGAGTCTGCCGAGACTATCGCTACCGGTTTGAGAACCATTTTTACACGTATTCAACGTACCGATACAGTTGACCAGCTTGCTGCTCTTGGTATTCAGTTGAGAGATGCTCAAGGTCAATTTGTGGGAGCCTTTGAGGCGGTTAACAGATTGTCTCAAGGTTTATCGGCTCTTGATCCGAGAGACTTTAGGTTTAGTGAAATAGTAGAATCTCTTGGTGGTTTTCGTCAAATTGGTAAAGTTATTCCTCTAATTAGACAATTTACCGTAGCTCAAGACGCATTGAATGTTGCTCAAGCTTCCTCTGGTTCTGTTACTCAGGATGCTATAATCGCACAACAATCTTTGGCCGTTCAGGCTCAAAAGGTTCGCCAAGAATTTGATGCCTTGGTGCGTAAATTAACAGATAGCTCTGCTTTCAGATCTGTGGCTCAAGGGGCTCTGGAAATGGCGAGAGCATTTATCAGGATAGCGGATGCTCTGGAGCCACTTCTACCTCTTATTACTGGTTTAATAGCATTAAAAATAGGAAGATCACTAGCTCCCGGCTTAGGCGCTATCTCTGGTATTCGGGGAAAAGCAGAGGGTGGTAGAATTCACAAGTTTGCCAGAGGTGGATTTGTTCCCGGTACTGGTAATCGTGACACTGTGCCCGCCATGCTTCAGCCCGGTGAGTTTGTTATTAAGAAGAGTAGTGCATCTAAGTTGGGGTCCAGCACTCTTGAGGCTATGAATAACAATAGGTTCCGCAGGGGTGGAAGATCCTCGGGAAGAATGGCCAAGCGGGCACAAGATGAGCGAAGGGGGGATGTGGAGTTTGGCGGTAGCACCAGTCTATCGAAGAATAAGAAGCTTATCGGAGAGTTGAATACGGTCATTAACAAAGTTGATCAAATTAAAACCGACAATGTTTATGGTGGGGCATTTTTGAGACACTCTGGATCAGGGTCGATTGATCTCAAGGGCCAAATTGAGAAGACGCAGTTAATAAATAGTCTAAAAGCAAATAAAACTTACATAGCAATGTCGTCAGCGAAGGGTGCCACCGCCAGCGGCGCACCAGCGTCTGAATTTAAAAACCTTGCTGAAGATTTAAAAAGACGAGCCACCGAACCTAAAGATTTGGAATTTATGCTAAAGGCTAGATCTTTAAAAAAGGGCATAAGTGAAAAAGCTGAGTCCAAGCTTTACGACGGGGTATTAAAGTCTGTTGGAAAAACTGGAAAGTTTTTACAAAGGGAAACCGGAGCTGGCCCCCCTTCACAGACTATGGATCAAATACTGTCAAATACCAACATCGATAACGTTATTGGTAATTTGTTTGAGGCTAGTCTTTTAGAGGCTGGTGCCCCCTATAACCCGAAAGACAGAGACGCTGCTAATGCCCCATTTGATTTTCCCGGAGGATTGGGGGAAGTCCACTCGGCGTTTGTTGATGGGGCGGCTATTAAACAAGCAACAAGTGACGCCAAAACCAGTATGACGACTGGCAACATAAGAAGCTTTATCAAGAAGGCTAAAAACCAAAAACTAGCCGAGTATACGAAGAAAATGGACGCGTTGCTTGACGGGATGCCTAATATAAAGGCAGAATTTGGCACGCGCGGGTCGAAGGCTTCGGAGCGCTTTGGGCATATTGGTGTGCTAGAAGATCGGCTGGGGCGGCGCAAGAAAAAAGCTATGGGCGGAAAGATAGATTCTGTTCCGGCCCTTCTTACTCCGGGCGAATACGTCATTAATAAATCTTCTGCCCAAAGTATTGGTTATGGTAATCTTAATAAGATGAACCAAACTGGTGTTCAGAGATTTGCTGCCGGTGGTGCTGTACAAAGGTTTGCTAATGGTGGTAGTGTTGGCTCTGGGTCTGGTTTAGTTGTTCCTAGATTTGACTATCTTGCTGGTAAAGCTGACACCTTAGCCAAACAGATGGATAAGGTGACCCAAAACTTTATAAAGCAGGGGCTTGAAGGTGAAGAATTAACACGGGCTCAAGAGATCGCAGCTAAAGAATTAAAAGCCGGAAGCGGAAAAATGAAGGCCGCTTTTGAGAAAGGTGTTGTGTCTGTAAGAGGTGCATCTTTATTACCTGCGGCAACTCCCAACAAAGGTATTGTTCGTCCGACAGGTATGAGCCAGCTAGCTTCATCGAGCACGAAAGGGGCTGAACACTTAAAGTCTATGGGGGCTGAGGCTGGACTGACTACGGGATCTATTAAGCTTTTTAACAATCTTCTCAAAAAGGGTATGCCAGCTCAAAAGGCTTTAGAAGCAGCCACGAATAAACTGGCGGCTGATCAAACAAAAGCAATCGC